ATAGCTGAATCTATACCACACTTGCGTAGAGGTGCTTTAAAAGACTTCTTAAACATCTTAAAGGGTTTGAATAGGTACGATGATAGAAAGTTCAATAAAAGTACCTTAAAATACGAATTTAGTAATGGTAGCTATATAGAGTTTTTTAGCACAGATCAGCCTGACAAACTAAGAGGTGCGAGAAGAACAGACTTATTTATAAACGAGTGTAATAATGTTAGCTTTGATTCTTACCAACAATTAGCAGTCAGAACATCAGGAAACATTTGGCTTGACTTCAATCCTGCTAATTTATTTTGGGTAGATAAAGAACTTGTAGGACAACAAGATACAAACTTTATAACCCTTACTTACAAAGACAACAACAGCCTACCCAAGACAATAGTAAAAGAAATAGAGAAAGCAAAAGAGAAAGGTAAGACCTCAACATATTGGGCGAATTGGTGGAAAGTATATGGACTTGGACAAATAGGTAGTTTAGAGGGTGTATGTATTCCTGATTGGAAACCTATAGACCAAATACCAAACGAAGCAAGATTACTTTGCTCAGGATTAGACTTTGGTTATTCAGTAGATCCCTCTACTATTATAAGACTATATAAATGGAATCACGCTTATATATTTGATGAGGTATTATATAGAAAGGGAATGTTAAATAGAGACCTCAGCTATTTCATTAAACAAAACGAGATACGAGAAAACATATACGCTGATAGTGCAGAGCCTAAGTCAATTCAAGAACTAAGAAACTATGGACACAAAGTATTCCCTGTATCAAAAGGTAGAGATTCTATAGTGTACGGAATTAACCTAATCAACCAAAACGAAATCTACATAACAAGCCATTCTAAGAATCTAATAAGAGAGCTGCAAGGCTATGTATGGGATAAAGACAAAGAGGGCAACAATCTACAAAAACCTACAGGCACACACCCTGACTGTATAGATGCTGCAAGATACGCTTTAATGATGCAACTCAAGAATCCTAATAGGGGTAAGTATGCAATAAGGTAAATGTTAAAGAAATGTTAAAATTATGTTAAAGTCTATATAGGGTATTGTTTTATTAACATTTGTTTGTATATTTGATGTGTAGTTAATTCTACAACACAAACAAAGTTTGATGTACCCACAGGGAGTTAACTGCATCATTCAAGGGCATACATAATCAATAAGTAGCTAAGGGTGTACAACCTATATACTTATCAACGTAAGCAGGAGAGCTTAACCCACACATTAGAAACCCTTACAGAAATGTAGGGGTTTTTTTATACTCTAAAACTTTTATTTTTTACGTTATATATATATGAAAGTAGAGGTTTATATTCCTGATACTCTTAGCGAGATTACTTTAGGTCAATATCAAAAGTATATAAAGATACAATCTGAGAATGAAGATGAGAACTTCTTAGCTATAAAAATGATAGAAATATTTTGTGGACTAAGAGGCGATACAATAATGGCTATGAAAGCAAACAGTATCAAAGATGTAACAATGATACTTACAGATATGTTTAATGAAAAACCTCAGCTTGTAAAAGAGTTTAAGCTAAACGGAAGAACTTATGGCTTTATACCTAAGTTAGAAGATATGAGCTTTGGAGAGTATATAGATCTTGACACTTACATAGGAGATATGGAAAATATACATAGAGCTATGAATGTTCTCTATAGACCTATAAAGCAAAAATATAAAGATAGATATTTGATAGAAGACTATACAGGTGATAATCCTGAAGTAATGAAGTCAATGCCAATGGATGCTGTTTTAAGTTCTATACTTTTTTTTTACAATTTAGGGATGGACTTGTCGAAAGCTATGCTGAACTCTTTGGAGGAGGACAAGGAAATGAACTTAGCTCAGTATCTAACTTCGGAAGAAAATGGGGATGGTATCAATCACTTTTCGGACTCTCTCAAGGAGATATTAGAAGATTTGAAGATATCACTAAACTAAACATACATACCTGTCTTTATGCTTTAAGTTTTATGAAAGAAAAAGCAGAGGTAGAATCAAAGAATATAAAAAGTAAATTTAATCGATGAATCAAGGAGTAAGAGGCTATTACCAAATCACAGACACTATTAAGACTAATCTCTTAAATGATGAGAATGTCAATACTGTAACAACAGGCGACATATTCGACATAGACTTATCAAAGCAAACAATCTTTCCTTTAAGTCATATAATAGTAAACAACGTAACAATACAAGAACAAGTCCTCAACTTTAACATTACAGTAATGTCTATGGATATTGTAGATCAATCAAAAGATGAGGTAACAGACATATTTAGAGGCAACAACAACGAGCAAGATATTATAAACACACAATTAGCTGTAGCAAACAAATTAGTAGGGTTACTAAGCAAAGGCGATCTATATAGAGACAAATACCAATTAGATGGAGATGCTTCTTGTGAGTTCTTTTATGAAAGGTTTGAGAATCAAATGGCAGGTGTAGCTTGTACGTTTAATGTATTAATCGCAAATGACATAAACGTATGCAGTTAAATAGAGTACAAAGAGAGTTAAATAGATTTGCTAAGTATGTTATAAAACAAGCAAGAACAAACCTTACAAAGAAGCGTAGAAACGTAAGTAAAAAACTATATAATAGTTTAACATATAACATTAACGAAACGCCTGATGCAACAACGCTTACTTTCTTTATGGAAGAATATGGTTATTATCAAGATCAGGGTGTTAGTGGTAAAAAGCAAAAATACGGAACACCATTTAGTTTTAAATCTAAGATGCCTCCTGCCTCTGCTTTTAGCCAATGGGTTATTAGAAAAGGCATAAAAGGAACAAGAGACAAAAAAGGTAGATTTGTCCCAAGAAAGAGTTTACAATACTTAATAGCAAGAAGTGTATTTAACAAAGGTATAAAACCAAGTTTGTTTTTTACTGCACCTTTTGAAAGAGCATTTGACAAACTAAAAGTAGATTTACCAAAAGAATTTGCTGAGGACACAGACAATAGTTTTAAATTTTTATTTAACGTAGAGGAATAATGGCAAGAATATTATTAAGAAGTCCATACTTTGTTACAGTAACTACTGCATCACATTTATCAGCTAAAATGCAGCTTACGATAGATGGCACACTTCGTTACACGATATTAAAAAACGCTACAAGCAATAGAACAGTATTTGAAATATCAAGCCTAACAAGAGATTACATAGATTTAAACTTCACAGGAGTTATAGCAGTAGCCGATACAGTAGATATATCTTATGTAATTACAACTTATACAGGATTAGATGGCACAGGTACAAATCAAGGCTCACAGCCTGCAGTAACCCATACAGGCTTTGATGGATATAGTGAGTTTAAAGATGGAGTTAATACAGCTTTAACAACAAGTCAAGACCCAACTTATGTTGGAGACTGTGGTGGAGATGGTATTATATATTTGCCTGATAATACAGCAGGTAGACTCGTAGGATGGACTGATGATGCTACTCCTGTTTTGTCGGTGTTTTCAATAGGTGCAGCTGCAACATCAGTAGATACTCCTGCAAGAACATATAATATTACAAGAGTATGCAATCCTAAGTACACAAATGTAAAATCAATATACCTTAACAAATATGGTCAGTTTCAAGAGTTTTACTTTTTCTTAAAGAATATAGAAACATTTAACACAAAAGAAGAAAAGTTTAAACGTAATATATTTACTTATTCTACATCGAGCTATAACAATAAAGACCATCAAACAAAAGTCTTTAACAAGAACGGAAGAACAAAGCTTACACTAAACACCGACTACATAGATGAGTGTTATAACGAAGTAATACAAGATATTATGCTAAGTGAGTATGTATGGGTTTATTATGATGTATGGAGACCTTGTAGTATAGTAACAAGCTCATTAACACATAAAACATCTGTAAACGACAAACTAATACAATATACATTAGAGGTTGAGTTTGCAAACGACCACATCAATAATATAGTATAATGAAGCGTGAGTTACAATTATACATACAAGATACAAGAGTAGACTTATTTAAAGATGAAACAGTAAGCCTAACTGATACTATTCAAAACGTAAGAGATATAGCTAAAATCTTTACAACTTTTACAAAGACTTTTACATTACCTGCATCTCAAGTAAACAACAAACTATTTAAGCATTACTACAACTTTGATATTCTTAACACTTCTTTAACTAAGAGTGCATTTGATGCTCGTAAGAAAGTAGCAGCAAGAATCGAACTTAACCACATACCTTTTAAAGAGGGTAAAATAAAATTAGAGGGTGTAGATATGAAAAGCAATCAACCCTCAGCATATAGAGTTACATTTTTTGGCAATACAGTAGACCTTAAAGACATAATAGGAGAAGATAAGCTAAACGTACTTACATCTCTTAACTCATTAAACAAAGATTTTGATGCAAGTAATATACAAACATATTTAGAAAGAAATCCTGCATCTAATGATATTATAGTACCTCTTATAACACATACACAAAGACTATATTATGATAGTGGAGATACAGACCACAATACAGGCAACTTAGATCCATCAAGTAACAAACACGGCGTAAGATGGGATAACTTAAAATACGCTATAAGAGTACACAACATTATAGAAGCTATACAAACACAATATAGTCTTACATTCTCAAGTGATTTCTTTACAGAAACAAGTAACGACCAATATTCTAAATTGTTTATGTGGCTACACAGAAAAAAAGGTGTAGTAGAAACAGGAGACCAAATTACAAATTTTCCATGTTTAGTAGATGGTTGGAGTGTTGCAGGAGGAAGTTCAGGCTATACTTCAATGATAAATACCTCTACTTTAAGAATAACAGAAGATGCAGCAACACACGGAACAGCGTTCACATTACAGCTATTAAGTCCGACAGGAACTTATGATTTATTAATAGAAAAAGATGGAGTAAGTTTTTATTCTGAAAATGCTATATCAGCTTCTAAAACAATAAACCTATATACTCAAGGTGGCTCAACAGTTTCAGAGGGTGATTATACAGTAACAATAACAGTTACAAGTGCAGTAACATTTACTAATATAGGGTGGGAGATAGATATAGAAGAATCAGACAGTCCTTTAATTATTGACCAATTTAATACAGGTAGTTATACAGCATCAGCAACCTTTGAATTTGTAATAACAAGTCAAATACCGGAAATGAAAGTTATAGACTTTTTATCAGGATTGTTTAAGATGTTTAATTTAACAGCTTTTGTAAACAACTCAGGAACTATAGTAGTTAAGACTTTAGATAGTTATTACTCAGGAGGAACAACATACGATATAACAGAATATGTAGATATAGATCAAGGACAAGTAAATGTAGCTTTACCATTTAAAGAAATACAATTTGGTTATGAAGATACAGATAGTTTCTTTGCAGCAATACACAATCAACTATTCAACAAAGAATGGGGTACATCTGACTACAACAATAACGAAGCATTAGATGGTGGTTTATATAAAGTAGAATTACCATTCGGACATATGAAGTTTGAAAGACTTGTAGACATACACGATTCAAGTTCTACAACTACACAATGGGGTTGGAGTGCAGATGATAATCAAGATTCATATATAGGTAAACCTGTATTGTTTTATCCTGTTTATACTTCTGTAGGTAGTAAAACTGTGAGCTTTGTTACTATAATAAACGCAGATGGTACATTTCATACAGATACCGAAATAACAGGCTCTATAAATATGCCAAGTAACTCTGTAGCATTTGCTTCAGGAACAAGTACAGCAAACATAAATTTCTTTAATGAGCTGAATGAATATACAGGCGATGATACATTCATAGGTACATTATTTCAAAACTTTTATTCTACTTATATAGGTCAAGTATTTGACAGTAAGAATCGACTAAGCAAAATAAAAGCAAGACTACCTATGAACATATTATTAAACTATTCTTTAGCAGACAAGTTTAGAATATTAGGCACAGAATACAGAATAAACAGCATAACAACAAATCTAACAACAGGCGAAGCAGACATAGAACTATTAAACGTATTATGATAAAAAACATATTAGAGATGCTACCTTATGTAGAGGGAGGAACAGAACTTATAGACATAGCTAAGGGTAAATACAAATACCCTAAAACATTTAAGGAAACATTTAAAACAATAAAGGAATGGCGCAAAAATTAATAATGGAGTTGGAGGCTCGTACAGACAAAGCCGAAAAAAACATAGAAAACATAAACACCGATATAGAAAAGGTTAATAAAAATCTTAAAAAAACTGAAAAAGGTTTTGAGGGTGTAGAGAAAGCAACAAAAGACACAGCTAAAGGTGTTCGTAAAATAGGCACAACTTTAAAAGCTATTGGTATAGGTCTTTTATTAGCAGCGTTTACAAAACTAAAAGAAGTATTTGAAGAAAATCAAAAAGTAGTAGATGGTTTTAATACAACCTTTGAATTTTTATCTTTAGCTTTTAATGACTTTTTTAATTTCTTAGATGCTAACGTAGGTACAGTAATAGATTATTTTAGAGGTATTTTTGAAAATCCAAGAGAATCTCTTATAGAATTTGGTAACGCTATTAAAAATAATCTTATAGAAAGATTTAATTCATTCTTAGATACTTTAGGCTTTTTAGCAAGTGCAGTCAAAAAAGTATTTAGTGGAGACTTTGCAGGAGCTTTAGATGATGTTAAAAATGCAGGTAAAGAATCTTTAGATGTTCTTACAGGTGTAGATGATACTTTTGACAAGTCAGTCGAAACAGTTACTAAAGCAACTAAAAGCATAACAGAATATGCTAAATCCACTTATGATTCTGCTAAGGCTAATGTTGAGCTACAAAAAACAGCAAATTTAGCAATAGCACAAAACAGAATAATATTAGAGCAAAAAGACAGAGAAGCAGAGGCATTAAGACAAATCAGAGATGATGAACTTAGAACTATAGATGAAAGAATAGAGGCTAACAGAAAATTAGGAGAGGTATTAGATGAGCAAGAAAAGTTGATGATTGCTAATGCAGATGCAGTTATAGCAGCAGCACAAGCACAATTTGATAAGAATGCAAATGATGCAAATCAAATAGCATTATTAGAAGCTAAGGCAGAAAAGGAAGCTGTACTTGCACAAATAACAGGATTTAGATCAGAGCAATTAGCAAACCAAAATGCTTTATTAAAAGAAAACATAGAAATAGAAAGAGAAGTAGCTGAAGCTAAAACTCAAATACAAGAAATGGCTATGGATACAGCTATGAGGGGTTTTCAGTTGCTTGGTAAAATGGCAGGTAAAAATAGAGCCTTACAAGCAGCAGCAATTATTGGAGAAAATGCAGCAGGTATAGCAAAACAAATAATACAAACTAAAGCAGCAAATGCAGCAGTAACAGCTAAATACGCACTATTGCCCGGAGGGTTGGTATTAGCAAAAGCAGAAAAAACACTAAACAACATATCATTAGGCTTAGGTATTGCAGGATCAGTATTAGCAACATCCTCAGCATTAAAAGCACTAAAAGCAGGTGGAAGCGTATCTGCACCAAGTGTGTCGACAACAGAGCCAACTGCACCACAAACTCCTGCGTTCAATATAGTAGGTCAAAGTACAACAGATCAATTAGCAGATGTTATAGCATCACAAGGTCAACAACCTCTTAGAACTTATGTAGTTTCTAATGATGTAAGCACAGCACAAGAGTTAGATAGAAATATTATTGAGGGAGCAAGTATAGGATAAACAAAAAAATAAATTAATACGTTATACATATATGAGAATCGTTGAATTGATTTTAGGAGATGATGAGTTAACAGGAATTGAAGCTATATCTGTAGTTGAGAATCCTGCAATAGAAGAAGATTTTATAGCACTAAAAAACGAAGAAATAAAACTTGCTGAAGTAGATAAAGACAAGCGTATTCTTATGGGTGCTTTACTTGTTCCTAACAAACCGATCTATCGTAGAAAAGGCGAAGAAGAATATTACATATATTTCTCTAAGGAAACGGTAGAAAAAGCATCACAGCTTTATTTAATGAACGGCAATCAATCTAAAGCTACATTAGAACACCAACATACAATTAACGGACTAACATTAGTAGAATCTTGGTTAGTAGAAGATGAGGTACACGATAAATCTCGTAAATATGGTTTAAATGTTCCTGTAGGTACTTGGATGGGTGCAGTCAAAGTAAACAACGATGAGATATGGAACAACTTTGTCAAAACAGGTAAAGTTAAAGGATTTAGTATAGAGGGTTACTTTGCCGATAAAATGGAAAGACCTAAAGAGCCTGTAAATGACTTCGAGGACATAGAAGAAGCTGAGGCGAGTGAGATGTTGTCTTATATAAGGTCTATAATCAAGTCAGACAAGCGTGTAAAGGGTGGTAAGAGACAAGAACTCGAATCATATAGCGATTACCCTAACGGAGTAAAAAACAACGCTAAGAGAGGCTTAGAGCTAAACGAAAAAGTAAATAATAAATGTGCTACACAAGTAGGAAAAGTAAGAGCGCAACAATTAGCACAAGGAAAACCTATAAGTGTAGAAACTATTAAGAGAATGTACTCTTATTTAAGTAGAGCAGAAGAATATTATGATGAGGGAGATTCTAAAGCGTGTGGTACTATCTCATATTTGTTATGGGGTGGTAAAGCTGCTAAAAGATGGGCAGAGGGTAAACTTAAAGAGCTTGATCTTATTGACTTAAAGAAACCTTGTCAAGCAGGATACGAGCAATACGGAATGAAAATTAAAAACGGAAGATTAGTTCCTAATTGTATTCCTATTAAGTAATGGCAAGAAACGTTGTAAGAGTATATGTTAAACCAAAAAGAAAATCACATCCACACAGCAAAAATGCGAGTGTAGGACAAAATAAATATAAAAAACCATATAAAGGTCAAGGAAGATGAGTAAAAGAATAAGTAAAATGCTATTTAGCAAAGAAAGAGTAGAATTAGCTTTAGTTGATGATATAGTAAAAACATACAATAAAATTAAATCTGATGCAGACAGTTTAAAAATGACTGTAAGGAGAGCTGCACAAGACGTAGATGGAGTTGCTAATGATGCTAAAGCTGTATTAAAAAGAATACAAGCTACAGAATCAGATGTACAACAAATAATAAAAGCAACAAATGATTTAGGTATTGAAATACCATCAGAAGCAAAAATTGCAATAAGACAATTAGAGGCTTACAGAAGTGAAATGGCAGAATTAAATCAAAGAGCTGATAAAGCATCAACAGGCTTATTCGCTTTATTAGGGTAGTATATGAAAAAATTTGAAACACCAAGTAAGACAAGTCCAAGAGGAGGGCGTAGAGGTTGTTTATGTAAAGATGAAACCTATTCAGTAAAGTGCTGTAAGGGTAATATAATAAATCAAGGAATCGGTAAAATATAAGTTATGAGAAAAAAAGCGATGCAAAATGTTTCTACAGTAACAAAAGTAGAATTAGGAAGTGCAAAAGAAATACAGCAAAAAAATAAAGACTTATTTCAAGCATTAAAAGAGGCTGATAGAGCTTGGAGAAATTATCAAGATTATTTGACAGGAGCAGATAAGCCTTATGTCAAAATGATTGACGCTAACAATGAGCTTTTAGGTGCAAGGCAATTTGCTGATGGTGCTGCAAAACGATTTGTGAAAGCAGGAAAAGAATTAGGTGTGGATGTTTCAAGTAATTCAGATTATAAAGCAATGATTAAAAATATAAAATCAGCTGAAGATGTATCTTCTTTAATCAGAGGTTTTGATGATCCATCTAAATTCCAATAATATAAAAATGCAAATATAAATTTTAACACGTTATAGTAATATGAAATCAACAGAAATCTTAAACAAAATCAAAACTTTCTTAGGAGAGGAAAAAATTGAGGAAACTCAAGTTGAAGAAACTCAATTAGAAGAACAAGTAGAAGAATCTACTGAGGAAGTCAAGTTAGCACAAGCTACACTTGAAAATGGTACAATCTTAGAAGCTGAGGCTTTTGAAGCAGGAAACGAAATCTTTATTGTTACTGAAGATGAAAGAGTAGCAGTACCTGTAGGCGAATATCAAATGGAAGATGGTCAAATCTTAGTCGTAGAAGAAGAGGGTATCATTGGAGAGATTAAGTCAGCAGAAGAAGAAGTAGAAGCTGAAGAAGAAGAAATGCAATATGTGTCTAAACAAGAGTTTGAATCAGCCGTTGAGGAAATCAAAGGTATGATTAACGAGCTAAAAAAGGATAAAGAAGAAATGGCGCAAGTAGAGGAGCAAGTAAAACAAGAACTTAGCGAAACTCCTGCTGTAGAGCCTATTACTCACAATCCTGAAGCTAAACAAGAGTTTAAAGTAAGATTCGGTCAAAACAGAAAAGAAACTGCTTTAGATAGAGTAATGAAAAAATTAACCAATAATTAAAATTAAATAAAATGCCAAATCCAACAATTACAGGTAGTAGTTATGCAGGAGAATTTGCAGGTAAATATATTGCTGCATCTTTATTAACAGCAAAAACTTTAGATGATGCTGCTATTACTATTCTACCTAACATTAAGTACAAAGCTGCTATGAAAGTAGGAGCATTTTCAAATTTAGTAAGAAGTGCTGACTGTGATTTCGATTCAACGACTTCAGGTCTTACACTTACTGAAAAAGTATTAACACCAACTGAATTACAAGTAAATTTACAAATTTGTAAAAAAGAGCTACATTCGGATTGGGAGGCGGCTCAGATGGGGTTCTCCGCATTTGACAACTTACCTCCACTATTTTCTGACTTCGTTATCGCAAGAGTAGCAGCAGAGGTTGCAAGTGCAACTGAAACTTCTATTTGGAGTGGTGCTGCAGCAGAGGGTAACTTTGATGGTTTTGTTACTTTAGCAGGAGCTGATTCTACAGTAGTAGATGTATCTGCTGCAACAGTAACTTCAGCAAACGTAATTGCTCAATTAGGAGCTATTGTAGATGCTATTCCATCAGCAGTTTACGGAGCAGATGACCTAATCATCTATGTATCTTCAAACATCTATAGAGCTTACATTAGAGCGTTAGGTGGTTTCGGTGCATCAGGTTTAGGAGCAGCAGGTTACGAAAACAAAGGTAACAACCAATCATTAGATAACTTATTCTTTGATGGTGTAAGAATCTATCAATCATCAGGTTTTGCTGATAACAGAGCAATTGCTGCAAGATCAAGCAACTTATTTTTCGGAACAGGTCTATTAAATGACAGAAACGAAGTAAAAGTTATTGATATGTCAGATATCGATGGATCACAGAACGTAAGAGTAGTAATGAGATACACAGCAGGATGCCAAATTGGTGTAGGTGCTGATGTAGTTCTTTATTCTTAATATTTTAACTAACATATAAAGGGGTGGGTAGTAGTCTGCCTACCCTTTTTTAATAACTAATAATTATGGCTTGTACATTAACAACAGGTAGAAAAGTCCCTTGTAAATCGGCAGTAGGTGGTCTTAAGACTGTTTACTTTGCAGATTACGGAACTCTTGGTGCTGCTACGATTTCTTCAGGAGAAGTTACTGCATTAGCAGGAAGTCCTGCTTTATTTCAGTTTGATATTAAAGGTAATTCATCTTTAGAAACTGCAATTAATAGCTCAAGAGAAAATGGTACTACTTTCTACGAAACCACATTAAACCTAACACTTACGTTTCTTGAAAAAGCTACACAAGAAGAACTAAAATTAATCGCACACGCAAGACCTCACGTTTTTGTAGAAGATTATAATGGTAATTACTTTGTAGTAGGCTTAGAACACGGAGCAGAAGTAACAGGTGGAAGTATAGTAAGTGGAGCTGCTATGGGAGATCTTAGTGGTTTTACTTTAACAATGGTAGCACAAGAGACTGCACCACCTTACTTTATTACAGGCACTGTAGTAATAGGAGATGCAAGTGCAACTCAAATAACACCTAACTAAAATTAATTTCTTATATTTATAAGAGTTTTCATAAATTAGTTTTGTTTTTAAAGGGGAGTTTTCGGACTCCCTTTTTTTATACACAAAATTCAAAGTTATTACGTTATATAAGTATGATACACTTAACGACATCTGCATCAGCTCAAACTTTAAAAGTAATACCAAGAAGTTATGCATCGAGTGTTAGTATGATACTGAGAGATGATTCAACAAACACCTCAACAACATACTCTGTAAGCACTACAACAGACAAAAACTATTTAGTGTTATCACAAGCATTAAGTCCTGTACTTGTAGAGGGTAGATTCTACGATCTCACTTTAAAAGAGGGAAGTAATGTAATATATAAAGATAAAGTTTTCTGTACAGACCAAACTATTTCAAGTTACTCAGTCAATAGTGGAGAATACACAATACCAACAGGAAACGATGTCTTTGATAATGATTATATAATTATATGAAAAACAAATCAGATTTAAGTATTGTAAATTTAAGCACTTACACTTCTCCTATAGTAAAGGAAGTAAGAGGCAAAGACTTTATCGAGTATGGAGAAGATAACAACTACTTTCAATACCTAATAGACAGATATAACGGAAGTCCTACCAATAACGCTATTATAAATGGTGTTAGCGAGATGATTTACGGAAAAGGCTTAGATGCTACCAATTCAAATAAAAAGCCTGACCAATACGCTCAAATGAAGTCGTTATTTAATAATGATTGTGTAAGAAAATTATGCTATGACTTAAAATTAATGGGACAATGTGCTGTGCAAGTTATTTATTCTAAAAACAGAGCTAAGATTGTACAATTAGAACATATGCCTATCGAGACTTTGAGAGCTGAAAAGTGTAACGAAAAAGGAGAAATAGAGGGTTACTATTATTTTAGTGATTGGTCAAAGTACAAGCGAGGAAACGAACTAAAAAGAATACCTGCATTCGGAACTTCTAAAGAGGGATTAGAAATACTTTATATTAAACCTTATAGAGCAGGTTTTAAGTATTATAGTCCTGTAGATTATCAAGGTGGTACACAATACGCTGAATTAGAGGAGGAGATTTCTAATTTCCATTTAAACAACATACTAAACGGACTTGCACCAAGTATGTTAATTAACTTCAATAATGGAACTCCTGATCCTGAACAAAGAGAAATGATAGAAAGAAGAATCTACGAGAAATTCTCAGGCAGTTCTAATGCAGGTAAATTTATTTTAGCATTTAACGACAATCCTGAAACAGCTGCAAGTATAGAGCCTGTTCAGTTAAGTGATGCACATCAACAATACGAGTTCTTAAGTAACGAAAGTTCTAAAAAGATTATGGTAGCACACAGGATTGTAAGTCCTATGTTATTTGGTATTAAAGACGATACAGGTCTTGGAAACAACGCAGATGAATTAAAGACAGCATCTATACTATTTGACAACTTAGTAATTAAGAGCTTTCAAGGACTTTTAATAGACCACTTTGACCAAATACTTGCTTTTAATGATATCTCTTTGCATTTGTACTTTAAAACGCTTCAGCCACTCGAATTTGTAGACTTAGAGAACGTACAAGATGAAGAAACAAGAGAAGAAGAAACAGGTGTTAAATTAAAAAAGATAGATGGCGAAGATGTTTACCCTACTAAAGAACAAGCTATAGAAAAAGCTAAAGAGATGGGATGTGAGGGTTACCACGAACACGAAGAAAACGGAATGACTTGGTATATGCCTTGTAAAGATCATTCAGAAGCACAAGATTTATCAGAGGATGACTTTAGAGACAACATAGCGCAAGAGCTTATTGACTTAGGAGAAGATGAAGAAGAATTACTAAACGACTTTGAATTAGTAGATGAATCACAAGTAGACTATGAGTTTGATGATGAGATGGATGAGCTTATAGAGAATGCTAACGAGCAGATTAATTTAGCAAGTACAGGAAGTGCAAAGCCTTATAGAGAAAGCAAACAAGATGGTAAAACACCTGCAAGTAAATTATTAGGTTATACATTTTTAGTAAGATACAAATACGCACCTGAAAGAGTAAAAAGAACATCAAGAGAGTTTTGTAAAAAAATGGTAAGTGCTAAAAAGGTGTATCGTAAAGAAGACATAAAAGCTATGGATCAAAGAGCTGTAAATGCAGGATTTGGTAAAGGTGGCTCAGATACTTATTCTATATGGTTATATAAGGGAGGAGCAAGATGTCATCATTATTGGTCTCGTAGAACGTATCTTAGAAAAGATGGTAACAAGAGTTTAGGTAAAAAGTTATATGATTCAGAAGCTAAGAGGCGAGGTTTTATAGCACCTAAGAACGCAAAGAAAGTAGCAATAAAGCCAAAGGATATGCCTTATAGTGGATATACAGCAGCATACGCTAAGAAAATAGGAATAAGTAGATAATTATGGCAACAGTATTATTCATATCAAGAACAGATTTAGTCAAGAATAGTATCATTGATGGCAATGTTGATACAGATAAATTTATACAGTTTATCAAGTTAGCGCAACAAATCGAAATAAGAAACTACTTAGGAACTAAACTATACAACAAAATAGGAGCAGACATAGCAGGTGGAGGTCTTACAGGAAACTATCAAACCTTAGTAAACGAATATGTACAACCTATGTTAATATGGTTTGCACAAGCAGAGTATATTCCTTATGCAGCTTATCAAATAAAAAATGGTGGTGTATTTAAGCATACAAGCGAAAACTCAGAATCAGTATCTAAGAGTGAAGTAGACTTCTTAGTAAACAAAGCAAGAAACACAGCAGAGTATTACACTCAAAGGTTTTTAGATTACATTAACAACAACAGTAATTTATTTCCTGAGTATAATCAAAATCAAGGTGGCGATGTTTATCCTGATTCAGATGCTACATTTAACGGATGGGTATTGTGAGATACAAACCAAAAGAAAAAAATATAATTAAACTAAAACAGTATTTAAATGGCAAATACGATAAATTGGGGAAAATCATACAGCGAGAGTTATTGGGGCAACGCAACCTCAACGATTGATTGGGCAGATGTTTACCAAATAGAATACCACACTTCTGATCTTAACAGGAGAGTGCAGATATACGAGAACAACACAATGACCATACAACTATTAGAAAACTTAGAAGATTAAGATATGAGTTTATTAAAGAAAGCATCCATAATAACCACACCTACAGCTTATGCTGAGGACTACTTATATTCTATAAAACCTGCTCAATCATTAGGAGAAAATTTAGATGTGTTACCAAGCGCTGATTCAGCAGTAGGAAATCATTACAAATTTAGTCCTTATGGAAACAATACTATACAATATGTAAATGGCGAAACAATAATTACCTATGTAGATAATACAAGTGGTGCTTTTCATTATTTTCAAACAAGCTATAATTTATCACAAAATCTAACGGTTGGCAGGAGATATAAAGTCGAAATAAATTTTAAAGTTAACACAGGTAGTTTTAATTGGCAATATTATACAGGAACAAGTACTATTTCTTTAGAATCAAGCACTAACACAGATTTTCAAACAATTAGTTACAGTTATACAGCAGGACACGCAAGTAATACTTGGGTAAGAACTCAAAATTTTACAAGTGGTCAAATTGTAACTGTAAGAAAAATTACTATTCAAGAAGTAACAGATGCCGACTTTGACTTTGACAGAAACTCAACAGGAACAAGAGTCAATGAAGATTATTTAATAGAAGATGTGCCTTATAATATAGTAACTTATAGTGAAGACTTTAGTCAATGGCAATTATTTAATGTTACAGTAACATCTAATTCACTAATAAGTCCTGATGGCTCGTTAAACGCAAGTAAACTTGTCGCAACAAGTGGTCTTTCAAGTAAAGCGATTGGTCAAGGCATAACTGCAAATATTTATACTGCTTCTGTGTTTGCTAAAAAAGGAGAGTTTGAGGGTTTATTTATTGCTACAGGCACGACAGGAGCGTTTTTTAACTTAAACACATATACTTACAGAACTCATTATACAAGTCCTCCTACAAGTTATAAAATTGAAAATTATGGTAATGGATGGTATCGTTATAGTGTAACATTTACTCAAATTGGCAACAACAGTTTATATATCGGCCCAAACGATAACGTGAGCACAATTCTTAATATTACAGGAGATGGCTCAAAAGGAATTTATATATGGGGCGCACAATTAGTAAAAGGCGACCAACCAAAAGACTATTTAAAAACAACAGACAGATTAGACATACCAAGAATAGATTACACAAACGGAGAGCCGAGTATCTTGCTTGAAAAAAGCAGAACAAACTTATTTCCTTATAGTAACGATTATACA